CATATCGCTACATACTTATATATAACTAAATCTGAGAACATCAAAGTTCTGTTCCGGAATATTAAACATATAATAACAAAGTTTAATATTCCGTTCCAGGTTGACTACAGTCAATTAGGAAAGCTTTCTTTTAAAGAAGAAGCAGCAGGAAAACTAAGGGTTTTTGCTATGGTTGATGTAATAACTCAATCCATACTCGAACCTTTACATTCTTGTCTGTTTGATCTTTTTAAGAAACTACCTAATGATTGTACCCATGATCAAGATCGTGGTGTTAAGTACGCTCAAGATCTATCCATTAAATATGGATGTTCTTTTGGGTTTGACTTATCTGCGGCAACTGATCGGTTACCTATCTCTTCTCAAGTTTCCGTATTGAATTCCGTTTTCGGGAATCATATAGGAACACTTTGAGGGAGAATACTTACTGACCGTGATTATTATATTCACGAGAATAAGTATGGTATACCTACAGGGCCAATACGCTACGAAGTGGGACAACCAATGGGAGCTCTTTCTTCCTGGGCTATGCTTAACTTAGTTCATCATATGATGATACAGTTTATAGCGGTCCATTTAGGAAAAGTTCCCAGAGGTGAATGGTATCTGGACTATATAGTTCTAGGGGATGATTTGGCACTTTTTGATAAAGAAGTAGCTGATCGATACCTCTCGCTGTGTAAACAGCTTGGGGTAGGAATCAACTTATCTAAATCAATAGTTGCTGAAAATCGTCCTGTTCTAGAATTTGCCAAACGGACTTCTATTAATGGAGTAGATGTTTCTGCTCTTCCATTTAAGGAAATTATTAGTTCTAATAATTTCTTTGGAAGATTAGCAATAACTACCCGTTTAATTAGAAATCAATGAGGTAAAGATATGTTTAAATTACTAACTATAGGTAATAGACGTAGGGTTAATCGCCCTATCGATTCTATATATCCTATGATTGGTTTTTTAACACAACTATATCAGAACAGAATTATTCCTATTGAATCAGTGTTAGCACTTATTACTCAGAGAGATAAACCCTTGAGTTTCTTCGGTCGAAATATCAACTGAATGAAACCAGGACCTATTTCTAGAGTGGTAAGAGGATACTTTTCTACTGGGGTAGTAAATAAAAATTTACTTCCTCAGAAAGATAGGTTCTTTGCTGTCACTAATTCTGTTATATTCAAGAATATACTTCTCCATCGTATTAACAATATTGTTAAGAAGATAGATGGTTTAAA